TAGATACTTTAGGAAAAGATTATGTTATTGCTATAGATACTGATTCTTTATATGTTAATATGGAAGATGTTGTATCTAAATTTAATCCTAAAGATCCTATAAAGTTTTTAGATAAAATATCTAAAGAACACTTTGAAAAGGTATTAGCTAAGGCTTATGATAAGTTAGCTAAGAAGATGAAAGTATATGATAACCGTATGGAGATGTCTCGCGAGGTTATTGCTGATAAAGGTGTATGGATAGCTAAGAAACGATATATCTTAAATGTACATGATAATGAAGGCGTGAGATATAAAGAACCTAAAATGAAGATGATGGGTGTAGATGCTGTAAGATCTTCTACTCCACAAGTATGTAGAGATAAGTTTAAGGAAATATTTAAAGTTATATTAGAAGAAGGTGAATCCGCTACACAAGATTTTATAGCTAGATTTAAAAAAGAATGGAAGATGTTAAAGCCTGAAGATATATCTTTTCCTAGAGGATGTAATATATTAGGTGAACGTTTTAATGCAGATACTAATAGAAAAGAAAAGTTTAACTATTCCGATCCTAATACAATATATGCTAAAGGATGTCCTGTTCATGTAAGAGGAGCTTTATTGTATAATCATTATTTAATAAAACACGCTTTACAGAAAACCTATACTACTATAGGTGATGGAGAAAAGGTTAAGTTTTGTTATTTAATGACACCTAATCCTATACGAGAAAATATAATATCTTTTCCAGATATGTTGCCGAAAGAGCTTGACTTACACTCATTTATCGATTATAATAAACAATATGATAAAGCTTTTGTAGAGCCTATTAAACACTTATTAGATGCTCTTAATTGGAAAGTCGAACCTATAGCTACACTGGAAGAGTTCTTTGGATAATGTATTCGTTAACTATATTTAAAAACCAATATGATAATAAGACACATAGGAAGATTGATTTTAATACATGGGATCAATTTTCTAAATTCTTATATAAGTTAGCGGAAAGACCATTAGGAGGTAAGAAGGATGCAGAACTTATATCACCGGCTATATATGAAAATGATACAACTAGGGCCAACAAAAATGTTATTGCTTGGGAATCTTGGTGTGCTGTTGATGTTGATGATATTGAAGTGGAAGGGAGCCTAGAAGAATATGTACGACAACGGTTTAGAGCTTGGAATTTTATTTGTTATAGTACTGCAAGCAGTACTGATGTGGCGCCTAAGTTCCGATTGGTATTCCCGCTTATATGTAGAGTTGAGGCGTCTAGAATCAAACATTTTTGGTTCGCTCTCAACACAGAAATGGAGAAAATCGGAGATAGGCAAACTAAAGACTTATCTCGTATGTATTTCATTCCTGCATCTTATTCTAGTGCTAATAACTTTATATTCGCTAACATACATGGGGAAGATATTGACCCTGATGCTTTAATGAGTAAGCATAAGTATAGTGATAAAAGTGATAGTAAGGATTTCTTAGATAGATTACCAGATGCTTGGAAAGAACAAATAATAGAATACCGTAAAGGTAAATTAGAAAGTAATGATATTGTATGGTCTTCTTATAGAGATTGTCCTTTCTGGCCACAGACTTTAGCTGCACAATATATAACTATATCTGGTACAGGATGGTATAGGCAAATGTATTGTATTATGATAGCTATAGCTGGTAAGGCTGTAGAAAGAGGTTATCCTATATCCGCTATTCAAATAGTAGATTTGTGTAGACAGTTTGATACAGATACTGGTAAGTGGTACGAGAATAGACCAATGGATGTAGAAGCTAATAATGCATTAGAGTATGCATATAAAAACGGAATGGTCTCTTGAGAATTATTGCAGGTCCTTGTCAACATGAATCTTATGAACAATCTTTAGAGATTGCTAAGCATTGTTTTGATGTTTGTAGTAAGTATGATATGGAATACATATTTAAAGCAAGCTTCGATAAAGCTAATAGATCTCATTTAAGTAGTAAACGAGGTATGGGACTTATTCCAACGCTTCATGCATTTGCCGATTTAAAGACAGAAATAAAAGATTTAAAAATACTTACTGATGTTCATACCGTAGATCAGATTAGAGAATTAAAATATAATCCTTTAGTAGATATTTTACAAATACCTGCTTTTTTATGTAGACAAACGGATCTTATAAAAGAAGCCTGTGCAACAGATAAAATAGTAAATATAAAAAAAGGCCAGTTCTTAGCTCCTTGGGATGTAAAAGGTATTTTAAGTAAATGCAAAAATGAGGTTTGGATTACTGAGAGAGGTATAAGTTTTGGTTATAATAATCTTGTGGTCGATTTTAATGGTCTTCAGTACATGCTTGATAACTATAATGTACCGATCGTATTTGACGCAACCCACTCGGTCCAACGACCTGGTGAACTCGGCGACTCGTCTGGTGGTAATCGTAATTACGTTCCAGGTCTTACTCGTGCTGCCTCTGCTCTGGGTGTTACTAACTTCTTTTTAGAAGTGCATCCAGATCCGAATAATGCTCTTAGTGATGGTCCTAATATGTTAATACTAGATGATTTTGAAGAGGTGATAAATGACATCGACCGCTATTCTTATTCCAGCTAGATATAAATCTGTTCGATTTGATGGTAAACCACTTTGCAATTTAGGTGGTATAACTATGATTGAAAGAGTATATAATACCTGTTCAGCAACAGGTCTCGATACGTTTGTACTTACAGATGATAAACGTATTGCTGCTGCAATTAATAATGATGATACTATTGTAGATAAGACAGAATATAATAATGGAACAGAAAGATGTGCTGGTATAATTGAAACCTTAAATTATGATCAGTATATTAATGTCCAAGGAGATATGCCTGATATCACTGTAGATATAATTAATAAGGTAAAAGATATTACTCATATGGGAGTAGCTACAGCATATACTAAAATGGATTTAAAATTACAGAAAGATCCAAATACAGTTAAGGTAGTACATAGTAATAATAATGCACATTGGTTTGGCAGAGGATTAACATGTGGTTCTCACCACTTAGGTATCTATGGTTATACGAGTAAAGCTTTACAGTCATATAAACAAAAACCTTCTAAGTATGAAACACATGAAGGATTAGAACAACTACGATGGTTTAATTTAAATTATAATATTAAAATAACTGAAGTCGAATTTAAAGGTATAGAAATCAATACACCTAAAGATAAGGAGAAGTGGAATGATAGCCGGAAAAGTTTGGGGTGACACTCAATTAATAGAAGCTAATAATGCTTTAGAATTTCATAGAATTACTATGTTACAAGGACGTGTATGTTCTAAACATCTTCACAGATATAAATGGAATGGTTTTTATGTTAGTTCGGGTCAAATGAAAGTAAGCGTTTGGCAAAGAGATTATGATTTAGTAGATGAAACACATCTAGGTCCAGGCGATTATACAAAAGTAAAACCTGGTTTATATCATCAATTTGAATGTCTAGAAGATGGCGTGGCCTATGAATTATATTGGGCAGAATTTAATCATAATGATATAGTAAGAGAGACTCACGGAAAAGATTTAATGCAGGATATAACATATGATTCTGCCTACTCTCCATTAGTTGATACTGATATAGGTTATTCTTTTACTGTTGATACTGAGGGCGGAGTTTGGCCAAAGAAATAAGATATATCTTTGATGTCGATGGAACTCTTACTCCTAGTAGAGGAAAAATTGATTCAGCCTTTGAACAAATCTTTTTAAAATTTATAAAAGAAAATAAGGTTTATCTAGCCACCGGCAGTGATTATGAAAAGACATTAGAACAACTAGATTATAAAATATGCCATCAAGTTGAACGATGTTATAATTGTGGCGGTAATAGTATATGGGAAAAGGGTATTAATATATCCAATAAAGAAATTTCTTTAAGTGAAAGTCTTAGATGTGATTTACATAAAGAATTAAAACGAAGCTCATATCCATTACGTCTTGGAAATCATATAGAAGAACGTCCCGGATTAGTTAATTTTAGTATTGTAGGTCGCAATGCTAATTCAGAAAATAGATTATTATATTCTGCTTGGGAACTTAATAAACATGAACGATTTAATATTGCTGAGAGATTAAGTAAATTACATCCGGATTATGATATTGAGGTAGCCGGAGAAATAGGCATAGACATTGTTCCTAAAGGTTCTAATAAATCTCAAATATTAAAAGATTTTAAATCTTCTGATATTATTCACTTCTTTGGAGATAAAATTGAAAAAGGAGGAAATGATTATAATATTGCAAAAGAGGTTGACAAAAGAGAAGGAATAGTGTATAATATTAATACATGGAAAGATACATGGAACATACTAAAAACACTGTAGGCATTACAGCGTCTACATTTGACTTGCTACATGCAGGTCATATATCTATGTTAAGAGAAGCTAAAGAACAATGTGATTATTTAATATGTGCATTGCAAGTAGATCCTTCAACAGATAGATCAGAAAAGAATCCACCTGTGCAAACATTAGTAGAAAGATGGACTCAATTACAAGCTGTAAAATATGTAGATGAAATAATCCCATATCAATTTGAAGAAGATTTAAATGATATATTAAAAATGTTTAGTATAGATAAAAGAGTTATCGGAGCTGAATATAAAAATAAAGCTTTTACTGGAAGTAACACTTGCGCTGAACGCGGAATTGAGATATACTATAATAAAAGAGATCATAGATTTTCTACATCAGATCTTAGACAAAGAGTCCATAATGAAGAGGTAAAAAAGAATGGAAGATAACGTAGAGGTCTTACGACCTAAAGAACAAAATGAATTAAAAATCGGTATTGTCGGTTTAGGCTTTGTTGGTAAAGCAGTTAATGCTGGATGGTCATCTAAGCGTTGTAATAAAATGGTTGTAGATCCTAAGTTTAATAAAAATACAATGAGTGATCTATATGACTTCGCACCACAGATAACTTTTATATGCCTCCCTACTCCAAGTAATGACGATGGAAGTATTAATAGTGAATTAGTAGAAAAGACCGTGAGAGGATTAATAGCAGGATCTCAATCTTTTATTGTTATTAAATCTACTGTTACTCCAGATATAATATCTAGATTAACTAAATTAGATTCACGTATAGTATATGAACCTGAATTCCTAACAGAACAAAATGCTGTAAATGATTATATGCATCCGGCTATTAATATATTAGGTTTAACAGATCAAGGAGCTGCTCAATACCTAGAAGGCTTATATAAAATGTTTAGTAGATGTGTAAGACCACAAGCTATTCAAATGACACCTATTGAAGCAGCGTATTTTAAATATGCATGTAATACCTTTTTAGCTATGAAAATTATATTTGCTAATCAATTAAAAAATGTAATTGATCATTATGGTGGTGACTATGATATGCTAGCTAAGTTATTACCTGCTGATATGAGAATGGGTCGCACGCATTGGATGGTTCCCGGACTAGATGGTAAAGAAGGTTTTGGTGGAGCATGCTTTCCAAAAGACTTAAATGCCTGGATAAAATTTGCTGAAACCTATGGTGGAGAAAATGGTAATCCTAGTTTACTTAAAGAAGTATTAGATAGTAATAATCTAATTAGATCACAATATGAACTCAATGATAGGGAGATAGAACAAAATGTCAATTATGGACAAACTAAAAAAGAACTCAAAGATAAAGACAACGGAAGTTCTAAGCAAGAGTAAATTCTTCAATGAAAGAGAACAAACCAAAACTAATGTTCCAATGGTTAATGTTGCTTTATCTGGCGATATTGATGGTGGGTTATCTTCAGGTCTTACAGTTCTAGCAGGCCCTTCTAAACACTTTAAAACTTCATTTGCATTAATGATGGCAGCTAGTTATCTTAAAGCTCATCCTGAGTCTGTAATGTTGTTTTATGATTCAGAATTTGGTTCTCCACAATCTTATTTTAATTCATTTGAAATTGATTTAGATAGAGTATTACATACTCCTGTTACTAATGTAGAAGAATTAAAATTTGATCTAGTAGGACAATTAGAAGCTTTAGAAAGAGAAGATAAGGTAATAGTAGTTATTGATAGTATTGGTAACTTAGCATCCAAGAAAGAATTAGAAGATGCTATTAATGAGAAGTCTGTTGCCGATATGTCTAGAGCTAAGGCTCTTAAAGGTTTGTTTAGAATGACTACACCTTATTTGGCTATGAAGAATGTTCCTATCTTAGCTGTTAATCACACATATAAAGAAATAGGTTTATTTCCTAAAGATATTGTTGGTGGTGGAACAGGTATATATTATAGTGCTGATAATATTTGGATTATTGGTAGACAGCAAGATAAAAAAGGAACCGAGATACAAGGTTATCACTTTGTAATTAATGTTGAGAAAAGTAGATATGTTAAAGAAAAATCTAAGATTCCTATTACCGTTTCTTGGGAAGGTGGCGTTCAGCATTATTCTGGTCTTCTTGCTTGTGCCTTGGCTGGTGGTTATTGCATTAAACCTTCCAATGGATGGTACAGCTACAAAGATTCGGAGTCTAAAGTCCGGTATGATGATACGCTTAAAAAAGATTTTTGGTCACCCATCTTTGAAAAAACTGACTTCAAAGAATTTATAAAAAGACAATATTCTATAGGACATAGTGAAGAAGTGTCTTTTGATGACATAGTCGAAAATGCATAAAGTAATAAAAGATTGTATTCCTAGAGATAGAATTAATAAACATATAAAGGAATACAATCAATCTTTAATTAGACATCCGGGATCTATGAACACAGCTGATCCTGGAAAGTATAAAAATGCATATGACGAGTTAATATCTAATTACGTTGGCCAAAATGTAACATGTGTAAGTGGTAATTATTATAAACATAATTTACCCTATATGCCTCATACGGATTATAAAAGTCATTTAGGTAATTCTATAAATGTTGTTATACCTTTATTATATGATGGTATTCAACCTCGATTTATTATATTTGATCAGAAATGGAAATACGAAAGTATTACATGGTCTATGCATTTACCTGTAAAACAATTTGCTGCTTTTTGTGGAGTTAATACAGCAGTAAAAGGTTGTCCTCATGAATATGATGTACTTCATTTAACAGGTAAAGATATAGATGAAACATTATATAATGAACACTTATTTCATATGGAGAAAGAAGATTTATTTGGAATGTCTGGAAAGATAACTTATTTTAATCCAGGCGATATTATATTATTCGATAATCAAAACATTCATTGCACATCTATGTTTGACGGAACGAAATTAGGTTTAAGTTTAAGGTATACTCATGCAAGAAAATAAAGACTACGAATTAATACCGGCTGATGGTGAACATTGGCATGTTAGAATATTATCAGGTGAATTTATAGAAACAGTATTTTATTTTAAAGAAATGACTTTGAGAGATAGTGAAGAACATTTAAAGTTTGGAACAAAGGTTGTAAAACATCAAATGGGGGATGACTGGGATTACAATGAAGATATTGCTTGGCATAAATTAACAGGAAAAGTGTTGACTTCTTTGATGGATCGGGTTATAATGGATAAATGAGTAAGATAGAACAAACAGTATTAAAAAATATAATAACTAATGAACCTTACATGCGTAAGGTATTACCGTTTATAAAGCCTGAATATTTCCAAGGCGTTTATCTCTTAATGTTTAAAGAGGTTGCCAAATATGTAGCTAAATATAATTCATTACCAACAAGTGATTCTTTAAAGGTAGAGATAGATGCATCGGATAGATTTAATCCGGATCAATACTCTGCTGCGCAAGAAATTATACCAAGCTTATTTGTTAAAGATGAAAGTGATGAAAAATGGTTAATTGATTCTACTGAAAAGTGGTGTCAAAATAGAGCTATTCATAATGCAATATATGATTGTGTATCTATTATAGATGGTAAACATCAAACGCTAACGAAGAATGCTTTACCAGATTTATTAACAAAAGCTTTGTCTGTTACATTTGATCCTACAGTGGGTCATGATTATATTGAAGATGTAGAAGCTAGATATGATTTTTATCATGAGCAGGAAGAAAGGATACCTTTTGATCTCGACTACTTTAACAAAATTACTAAGGGTGGAGTTCCCAATAAAACTCTTAACATTGCTCTGGCTGGTACTGGTGTTGGGAAGTCTCTTTTCATGTGTCACCACGCCAGTTCCTGTTTAAGAGATGGTCGCAATGTTTTATATATTACAATGGAAATGGCAGAAGAAAGAATAGCCGAACGGATAGATGCTAACCTTTTAGATGTTCCTTTAGATCAATTAGAAAACCTATCTAAACAAATGTTAATGGATAAGGTTGATCATATAGCTGCTAAGACAGAAGGTAAATTAATTATAAAAGAATACCCTACCGGTTCAGCACATACAGGACATTTTAGGGCTTTACTTAATGAATTAAAATTAAAACGTAACTTTATACCAGAGATAATCTTTATTGATTATCTTAATATATGTTCAAGTTCTAGAATGAAAGGAATGGGCGGTGCAATCAATTCATACACTTATATTAAAGCAATTGCTGAAGAGCTGCGTGGGCTCGCTGTGGAGTTCGACGTACCGATTGTCTCTGCAACACAGACGACGCGTTCGGGTTTTACTAGCTCGGATCCTGGGCTTGAAGATACGTCCGAGTCTTTTGGATTACCCGCTACTGCAGATCTAATGTTTGCTTTAATATCATCTGAAGAACTAGAGTCTTTAGGACAAATAATGGTTAAGCAATTAAAGAATCGTTATAATGATCCAGTTAAATATAAAAGATTTGTTGTGGGTATTGATAGAAATAAAATGAGATTAAGTGATGCCCTTGATCAAGAAGGTGTTATGGATGATACACCGGTATTTGATAATACAAAGGTTAATGAGAAATTTAAAAACTTTAAAATGGAGTAAATATGAAAATAATGATGAATCATTTTAATATTTCAATGATAAAAAGTACTTTGCGCATTATAGCATGTGGCTTATGTATAGTTAATGCTAACGTATTCTTCTTAGCATGGGGATTACTATGTGCCGAATGTTTAGGTGTTCTTGAAGAAGTTGTAGATAAGAGACCTGAATGAAGGTAAAATTATTATCATATACTCAACCAAGTCCAATGAGATATGAATTGAGAGATACTCAAAGAATTATATCTTATTGTGCTAGAGTATCTAATCCTAATAATCAACACAACTCTGAATCTTCAGAGAAATTGTTAAAATATTTAATTAAAAATAAACACTGGTCTCCATTTGAAATGGCTTCTGTGGTTATGGAAATTGAAACAACAAGAGATATCGCTAGACAATTATTACGCCATAGATCATTTTCATTTCAAGAGTTTAGTCAAAGATATGCTGACCCTACCGATGATTTAGCTTTTGAAGTTAGAGAAGCCCGGTTACAAGATAATAAGAACAGACAAAATAGTATTGTAACTGAAGACACTGATCTTAAGGTTTGGTGGGACGCACAACAAAAATTTATTATAGAACATGTCCAAAGAATTTATAAAGAAGCTATTGATAAAGGTATAGCAAAAGAACAAGCCCGTGCAATATTACCTGAGGGTAATACTAAATCTAGATTGTATGTAAATGGTACTATTAGATCCTGGATACATTATATTGAATTGAGATCCGCTAATGGGACACAGAAAGAACATATGGAATTAGCAATAGCTATAGGCAAAGCTATAAATAAAATATTTCCACTAATGGAGGATTTCTATGGCTAGTAAACACTTATCTACTTTCTATCACGACAATAAAAAAGAATATTGTGAAATATATGTTGACTATAGAGAAGAAATGATGTATATTAAATATTATAAACTTAATTCGCCCGGATACTTTCATGTAGAAGATTTCCCTAATAAGTCTTTAACTTATGTAGAATCCGCTGCAGAAAATTGGGCGCTGGGTATTAAAACTATAGAGGAGCCGCTATATGGCAAAACACTATTCGACTAAAACGTATGGTCATAATATTGGGTTAAGTGCCTGCTTTAGACAACCTAAAGCTAATAGTCATTGTAAATTTTTACATGGTTATGCACTAGCATTTAAATTTACATTTAGTTGTAATTATCTAGATGAACGTAATTGGGTTGTAGACTTTGGTGGTCTTAAACCTTTAAAGGCCTGGTTAGAGGATTCGTTTGATCATAAAGTAATATTAGATAAAGAAGATCCTATGATGGATTATTTCCAACAATTAGAAAAAGTAGGATTATGTGAACTTAAACTATTTGATGGTGTAGGCGTAGAAAAGTTTGCTGAACATGCATTTAACTTTGCCGATAATTTAATAGAAGAAATGACTAATCGAAGATGTCAAGTCGAAAGTGTAGAAGTATCTGAACACGGAGCCAATAGCGCTATCTATAGTAGATGAAAACATTATGGGGAATGGTTCTATTATGGACGCTAGTAATAGAAGATGGAAATGGTAGAGATTTGGAAGCGTCTAGAAAGATGGTTTATTTTGATTATTATAAATGTGCAGAGGCCGCACATAATGTTAGTCATGCGTTAATGAATGTTCCTAATTTTAATGGAGTGTCTTATTGTATTCCAACACCGACTGAGAAAGCTACGATAAAGGAGGATTAATGGAAAAGAAGGTAAAGAAATATTTCTATTCAGAGGTATTTAATTCTATACAAGGAGAAGGATTATATACAGGTGTTCATACATTCTGGTTAAGATTCTTTTTGTGTAATTTACAATGTGATGGTTTTGGTCAAGATCATCCTACTAAACCTGATACATGGGAATTACCTTATCAAGACTTTGATCCTAAATCAGTTAATAGAGTAGAAGATCTTCCTGTGTGGGAAAAGGGATGTGATAGTAGTTATACATGGTCTAAGAAGTTTAGACATTTAATGGGACATAAGACTGCTAAAGAAATATTAGATACTATAATGGAATGCACTAAGACTGATAGTAATCCTAATGGAGGTTTCTTACATCCTGTATCTGGCCAAAGAGCTCATATGTGTTTTACAGGTGGTGAACCTTTAATGAAACATGCTCAACAATGTTTAATTGAGATGAATGAGCTCTGGAGAATGAGTAATGATATACCTGCGGTTATAACGTGGGAGACTAACGGGACTCAAGAATTAACTGAGGACTTTCGTAATATGTTAGGTAATAGAGGTGTGTGGCAACACCCTGTATTCTTTTCTGTATCTCCTAAATTATGGTCTGTAGCTGGAGAGAAAAGAGAAAAGGCTATTAAGCCTGAGATAGTAAAAGAGTATTGGCGTTATGCTCAAGATATTAATAGTAGTAGTAAACGGGTAGGTGGTCAATTAAAATTTGTTATGGGTCCTCATAAAGAACAATGGGAAGAGATGGAAGAAGTTCTTGCTTTGTTTAGAGCCCAAAAGATTGATTGGCCTGTTTATATTATGCCTGTAGGAGCTACAGTAGAAGAGCAAGAAGCTTCTGCTGGTGAGGTAGCGGCTATAGCATTTAAAAGAGGTTATAACGTATCTGGTAGATTACATTGTTACCTATTTGGTAATGCTATTGGAACATAACCTAGAAAAATTCTATAATGCTATTGAAGAAGCTGTAGAAAAAAGATACCCTAAAAATCACATACCCACATTAGCATTAAGCAGCGGAACCGATAGTGGTGTTATAGCTGCTGCTTTACATTCTTTAAAAAAAGATTTTCGTATTATTATATTCGAAGGTTTAGAAGACAGGGATGTATTAGATCAACGAATACAATTTCTTGGTAAAGAAGTAACTTTTATAGACAAGATGGACCAATGGGAGATTGCAGAACTCCAAGATCAAATGGTTCATGCAGGTTTTAAAAAAGGTAAAGAAACAGGAATAGGAATAGCTACTCCTCATTTCGCCTTAGCTAAAACAGAAAACTGCAGTAAGATATTATATTCTGGATTAGGAACGGATGAATTATATACTAACGATAAGAAATTACTAGCTAGTTTTTTATTTTATGCTAATCAAGCAAATTGTTATTATAACGTATCCTTATTACTTCCTTTATTAGATCCTAAATTATTTAATATTTGGGGTTGCTTTTCTCCTGAAATTGCTTTAGAATATAAGAAACCGTTTAGAATGTATATGCAATCAAAAGGATTTCCATACACTCTAGATAAAATTAATTTTAATATATGAGGATAATTGATTATGGATCAAGAACTAGAAAATAACAGACTGCATAAGGTTTATTTGGCTAAGCTAAAACGGCCTGATATAAGACCTCGCTGTGTCTATAAACCTGGAATTACTTCTTTCTTAGATGCTATGCAAAGATTAAATTTCAAAGGTAAGAATGAACAGTATCCTATAAGTCATTACTTTAGTGATATGAAAATTATGCATAGTACTAGACTTAAATATACTAAGCAGCAAGCTAAAGATATTGAGGATGAGATTCATGCGGCTATTAAAAAGCCTGATGATAAGTGGTTTCATAATTGGTATGAACCAGATCAAATTTCGGGTATTACTGAAATGAGAATATGGGATTATGAAGAATTTAAAGTAGCGTATAGTATAATAGAGAAATATAAATGATATCACCATTACCTACTCAGATAACTCAATTAATTGATTATCGGGATGTTTTGATGAAAGAAATTGCTCTTCTGAAAAGCAGATTCGAGCCACATGACACTGGACATTTAAGAACAACTGTAGGTGTATTAGAAGAAAGGCTTATAGAATTAAGAGAAGAAATTGGTATGATGGATTATGGAGGTAAGAAATGAAAACATCTGAAAAGATTAAAAAAAGAATATTAGCAGCCGGTGATAGTTTTTGGGCTGGTGATAATATAGCAAAACATATAGAGCCTGGAGAAAGGACTCATTTAATAGATGAAGTAGCTGAGAGGTTTACAGAAGTATTAGATGCTTTAGTTATTGATACTAAGAATGATCCTAATAGTGCAGATACAGGTGCTAGATTAGCTAAGATGTATGTTAATGAAATTATGGAAGGTCGCTATCAGTTACCTCCTAAGGTAACCTCTTTTCCTAATACAGGTAAGAATAGCTATCATGGTATGATTACAGCTAGAGCTGAATTTACTTCTCTA